CCTTCCGAAGGGTTAACCGTAAGGATTGTTGACACGATAACCCACAACCACAACCCGAACCACCATCCAAACCATCCCATATCACACCTCACTTTCATATACTGGGTGACGTAACACCCCATCAACATACCATGCCTCATAGCCGACCATCTGACCACGACGCACCACATTGTGCAGCTTGATAGCGGACACCATCACGTTGTTAGCCATACCACGGGCAGAGCAAACTTTCAGAGCTGCACTAAGTGCACCCTTCTTTGTCACGAATAGTGCTTTTTCTTTGTAAACTTTTGTCATCTTCCTATACCTCATCCCATCTTGGTTAAAATTCTGCGCGTCAATTAGTAGGGTAAACCCATGACATAGCACCGTACAATATCCTTGCGGGACATTCCTAGGTTTACACGCAGGAAGTTAAACCCAAAAGTTAAATCGTACAGCGTCGCTGTCATTTCCATCTTCAACATAGTCTTTCCCTTTCCCTTACCAGTTCATACGCCGCAATATCTGGACGCTTCATCGCTTCATCGAATGTCATCGGATCAGACACAACATCAGTCACCATGCACCGCAGTCGATACCATCTCAGGTCCAACGCTTCATCTACGATACGCTTGCACGACATCTCAGCCATAGCAGCAGCAGTTTGTTTCTTAAGCTTGATCATCGTGCCTTTGTTGATCGACATGCGGCATCCTCTCAGTTGCAAACAAAAGACACCCCAAGCATCTCTACTAGGGGTGTCTCACATTGCATCCGATATCTTAAGAGTGGAGCAGAGCCTTAGCTGCCGTCACATCTTCAATGCTGATCGCATCATCTTCGCTACGCTTGTCAGCGTCAGCCTTCATCCGCTTCTCTGCCTGCTCAATCAGTGCCTTCAACTTCTGTTGAAAGTTAAACGCTTTCACTGGATTGTCAGGAGTGAAGTCGAACATGTTGACAGCCTTCAAGTCAGCCCATTCCTGAACCGACAGCTTTGTTTTCTTACCATCATAGCGCAGGACTTCCGCACCATCATCAGTCTTTTCGTATGTGAAAGAGCAAAAGTTGTTTGCCCAGTTCACAAGCTTCTGCTTATGCGCACCATCAATCTCATTTAGAAGTTGGGTCATACGCTCAGCACAAACATTCACCGCACCATCAGCGGCCCAGTTGTTTGTCATCGAGCACAGAATTTTATGGATATCGACCCGCAAAGAACGCGAACGATTACCAATCGACTTGATACCTGTTACGATATCAGCATCTGTCATCTTGAAAGAAAAAGTTGTCATGTTAAACACTCCATTGGTTGTGGTCTTATAGCATCCCATCATGGGACACTATACGAACCACAACCAAACGCCATCACCTACACGTCTAGCGTGTAATGCTTTGAACACTTAGTGATTTTGCTTGGATGTGTTCGTCCATCTAGGGACATGCGACTTGCACCGCTTTGTTAACCCTAAACTATATCCCAAAGGTTGACTGACTGCGCCCAGATTGACCAGACCCCTATGCAATCAACGCCCAGTCAAGGGACTGTCAAAAGACAAGTGAAGGATCACGCAATCTGCGCGACTTATTGCAACCATGTATCGAACCGCGCTTCTTAGGCGAACTGTTCTTATCGGACACACCACATGCCACCGATACGATACTAGGGCCAAGCCGCATTGCTGCGACCCGTATAGATGCAAGGTTTGGTAGACCTATCGCGTTGCATCTCGCGACCACATTCCAATGGCAACGTGCGCCCATATGATTGAGCAAAAGCGCACGTTATTCGGTAGCGACATTCCCGCAAGTGGTGCGAGAGGCTTTCCGTGGCTATCTGTAGGGCAGAACCATTCCCGTGTTCGTGAGCAAGAGGTAACAGCTAGGGCGCATTGTTCAATAGGTCGGATGCATTTTATTTTCATTTAATTGCTAAGTGGTTGATATTAAACGATAACTTTATACAATTAATTGCTAAGTGCTTGATATTAAACGATAACTTGTCCAGTTGAGAATCGTTCGCAAGTAATGTCTTTGATTAGGAATGGATTGCGCCCGAGCATGACGCGACGCGTGATAGAACGACAACAAAGGTGTTCAAGTTGTTGAAACATATTGTGATTCGCTTTAAGGATGAAAGTTGTTTGTTTTCAATAAGATAGCCAACTACGGCCGTTGGTGACCTATGCCCTACCAAAACCAGAGTTGACCTTGTACGAGCCTATTTGGGAGGTGTCCGTCGAATTCATGTTTTGTTCTGGCGTTATGTATACCGATGTATACTGAACTAGGGCAGGATGTATGACCTAAAGTATGCATCAACCTCGAACTGTTATAGTATAACACACAACACGGTATACAACGGTATACATTGCCTCTAATGATAGTCTATTGGCTAAAACATTGTGCAATAACAGGGAGTTAGCCTTGGTTTACACGGTCATAGTGGTAATTGCAGCGACCAACTCGTGCTATGCGTGTGGTGGAGTGCATGGGCCACCCCGCCCCCCTACGTTATTGATATACACCGGCTGCCAGCGGGGGGTATTTTACGTTTTGTTAAGTACATTGTGAACAATTACCCCTATGGCTAAGTACCTGTAAGGTATACATTGTGTTTATGTTATGTAAATAGGATTAACATAGTATAAACTTGCGGGCTTATACCAGGTGGAGCAACATTGTGTCCTGTACCAGGGGTATAGGGTAACAATAAAACTTAACCAGTTGGTTGAATATAGGTGTTGTTAAGAATAAATGACAAGACAGAGAAATAAATGCTTATGAAGTGAAGATAGTTCTTGACAAATATACAGATCGGGGTATAATAGTATATACTATAAGTATAAGACTAAGAGTACTTACTAAAGGATCATACTCTTCCTCTTATACTCTTCCTTAATACTTAAGGTATATACTTTAAGTAAGAGGATCGGGAGACAAGAAACCTTAGATGTCGTTATAAAAGACATTGACAAACGAAACCTTAGGAGTATAACTAGAGAGATTATGTCGTATTACAAAAGTGAACATGTACTCGAAGAGTTTTATAAGAACTTACTTGACTACGAAGACCCCTCAAGGATTCATATCCCTAGGTCTGATGTCTTCTACGTAAGAGAGGCCATACGACAACGAACAGGGGAAACGTATACCCTGGACCATGTCGAAAGAGCAATGCTGTTGGAGGGTCACCTGGAACCAGGGGACTGCTTTGAACCAAACCGTAAGAGACCAGGGATAGATTCAGATGAGTAGTGGACAGGGTAGTACGAAGATTGTCGTTCCTAAGATTACGATGGATCGCATTATCATGCATTGGTCAGCAGGTAACGGTAAGGTTAGTGATCTTGAGAAGAAACACTACCACTTCATTGTCGCTGCTGATGGAACTGTCGTTCCCGGGACTAACCCGGTTGAAGCGAACATACCTCCCCTGAAGTCTGGTTCATACGCTGCTCACACATGGAAACTTAACAGTAACTCTATCGGTGTAGCTGTAAGTGCTATGGCAGGGGCTACAGAGCGTCCTTGGTCCCCTGGTAGGTCACCTATCACCAAAGATCAAGTTGAGGCTCTAGCTAGCCTTGTAGCGTCTCTCAGCATCATGTACGGCATTAAGGTAACCCCCGAGACTGTCCTCACCCACGCTGAGGTACAACCAACACTAGGAATCACGCAACGAGCTAAGTGGGATATCACTTGGCTTCCAGGAATGAAGAAGCCTCAGGACCCCGTTGAAGTAGGGAACATCCTCCGAGCAAAGATTATAAAAGAGCTACGTTAATGACTGAACAACTAGAGCGGAGGGTCGAACGCCTAGAGCAAGAACAGGACAAATTGGGACATTCACTTAACCAACTAAACACAACGCTAGCCCTTCTGCATCAGACGGTATCAACGATGGCTGCTAACGAAGAGAAGAAGAAGCAGATGCTAGACAAAGGTATACTTTTTGTTATTGGTGGATTCATAGCTGCGTTTATAGCTTGGATCGTTCGGGGTGGTCTTGGACAATGAAACCTATGTATACAAGATGGTTGTCGTTCCTAACTGGGGTGGCTTTCTCGCTTTTGCTAACCGCTTCGTATCTCCCTGTGTGGACTGTTAAGCCTTACGCTAAGGTCGAGGTACTCGAAGAGGCATGGACTGACCTGGGCTTGATTGTAAGAGCTGTGTTCACTAAGAACGACCAGTGTAAACTAATAGACTTCTCTGTAGTTGCTTTCACCGATGGTATCCCTCGGTACGTGCAGTTCGAAGACCTTGATGGTCTGCCAGAGAATCACGACAGAGAAGCTGGGAGACAGGGGCTAAACATACTAGTCCTTTCAGAATATGATGAACAGGACTTCATTGAATTAAGAACGAGACACAAGTGTGCCGTAGGTGGCGAAGGTCAAGACATAACAGTAACAAAGGTCTTTAGTAGACATGACACCGACTAAGAAAACCTGGGCCAGAGAGACAGCCTTTACAATGTTTCTAGGTTGTGCTCTACTAGCGTACAACGGACAGTCAGAGGAATTGAACATTGTTATTTGGCCTACGACGATCTTTGGTCTTGCCGCTTTTGGTCTCCGTCAGCCTGCTGTTGCTGAGTGGATGCGGCCTAAGCCCTCTTAGTCTACTCACCGGAGGTGGGCCCAACGTAGCTGCTAACGTACAAGCTGGCGCAGAGAACAACCAAGGAATTAACATCAAGACTGGAGCACCCAGTGTCTCCCTTAGACCTAACGCTAGGGTAGAGACAGTAGACCAATCAACAACTAATAATACGAGCGTGGACCTATGGCTAATATTACTCCTGATTCTGGGCTGGTTACTGCCCTCACCCAACGAAATGTCGAGGTGGTTGATGTCCCTGTTCAAGTGGAAGTAGAAAACACAGCAGACGACGAGTACCTACTAGCACCAGCACAAGACTGGTTCGAAGACATAATGGAGCAGTGTGTTCCTGGAAGTGTTGTAATCCTCATCGTCCTTGTACTCTGCGCTAACCCAATCTTTAAGACACTTAACAACTGGATCAAAAGGAATAAGTAATGCCTAAAACAGAACAGAAAAATTCACGGTCGCGTAGTCAACATGACCGTAGCAACGCTCTACATACTCAACTTGCAAACCGTATCCAAAGTTTAAAAGACAGTGGTGCTGACAACATTATGGGTGATTCCCGTGTTCGTTCGCTCATGAACCGTATCGACAGCCTTTCAAGCAGTAGAGAGACAGCTCAACGTAGAGCGACTTCTGGTGGACGTACACCGAGTAGAAGTTCAGGTCTAAGTATGAACAAAGGTGGTCTGGTTAAAACGAGTAAAAAGACAAAACCAAAACAAAAGAAAAAATAATGGCTGAAAAGAAAAAAGACCCAAGACTAGAACGGGCGGGTGTAACAGCTTTTAACAAACCTAAGCGTACTCCTGGGCACCCTAAGAAGTCCCATGTTGTTGTCGCTAAAGAAGGTGATAAGATCAAGACCATTCGCTTCGGTGAGCAAGGTGCAAGTACTGCCGGTAAACCTAAAGCTGGTGAGTCCGACAAGATGAAGAAGAAGCGGGCTAGCTTTAAAGCTCGTCACGCTAAGAATATCTCAAAGGGTAAAATGAGTGCAGCTTACTGGGCTGACAAAGCAAAATGGTAAAAGGAACTAATCAATGACTATCACAGCAGTGCCAGCAGCAACCTGGACATCAGTTACTACAACAACAGAAGACACAGCATTCCAGAACCGTGGTGGTAGTGCTATGTACCTCACCACTGTTGATACGGGATCGCTTGAACTCAACGACGGTATCGCGGTACCTGTTGGGTCTGTTGCCGTTATCGGCACAGGTAAGACTGTTAGTGTCGCATTCCCGCAGGGTGCTGGTTCAGTGTTCTCCATCGGAGTATAACCTATGTCTAACTCAATATATCTTTGGGATAACCTCAGTAGAGGTATATCCGGTTTCTCAGTACTCCCAGAGACTATTGGGGCACTCTCAGTGTACGCAGTGGTAGGTCTCGAGCCTGCCCTCGTTCTTGACTTCGACGATACCTACTACCGCACAGGTGGCACAGATACGGACCTTGTGAGTGCTGCTACTCATGCGCGTGCATCCACAGCCACTTACACTGATGCCAGTGGTATTTTGCAAACTGCTTCTATCAACGAACCCCGCGTAGGCCACCACATCTACAATGGTTCTGCATGGGTAGACGAAGGGTACTTCCACGAGAGTGAAGCACGGACGAATTTGCTGACTTATAGCAGTGAGTTTGATAATGTGGATTGGACTAAAAATCTAAACGTATCTATTACGGCTAATGCAATAGTTTCTCCTGATGGAACAACGAATGCAGACTTGGCAGAGCAAACTGGTGGCACTTTTACAGCCGTCAGCCAACCCATTACTCTAGTTTCTGGCTCTACTTACACTCTTTCTTTGTTTATGAAGGCCAACACCGCAGCCACCGCCAGACTTCGTGTTATCTCTGGGTCAACAGACGCAAACCTTCTTGCCATTGATCTAGAAAATGGAACGTCCTCTTCATATCAAGCTGAAGATTATGGAAGTGGCTGGTTCCGCTATGCGTTAAGTTTTGTTGCTGATGGCACAACGGGTCTTGTGTTTATTTATCCCGCAGATAGCTCCGCCGATTTGGGTAGCACTGGCATCTACGGCGCTCAGGTCGAAGCTGGCTCCACCCCAAGTTCCTACATCCCCACAGCAGGAGCCACAGTCACACGCGCTGCGGATACGCTGACAGTCCCTGCGGCTAACTTGCCGTATTCCGCCACGGCTATGTCTATCCAAATGGAAGGGACAATGACAGGCGTAAGCAGTACATTTGCTAACTGGACTGAAGATGCAAGCAACGGCATACTTATGCAGTCAGGTGCAAGCAACTTTACATTCACGCAAGAGGCGGCAGGTGTTGTTGATACGGTAACAGGCGGCAGCTATACAAGCGGCATCAACGTCCCGTTCAACATCGCTTCCCGTCATGGCTCTACGTTCATCAATGGTGCAGTAGATGGGACAGCACTCACAGCGGACACCACACCAGTGGCTCTACCTGACTTGTTAGCTACGGATATGGATATCGGGTCTACCTTCATGGGTACAATCAAGTTGTTCCGTGTGTGGGCTGATGACTTGACTGATGCTGGCAATGAGGAGGCTACAACATGAGCGACCTAGAGACACCCAAGACAGACTTCTACATCAAGCTGGCATCTGAGGCTGATATGCCTTCGGTGTTAACACCCTTCTATCGTCGTGTGTGGGCTGATGATTTAACAGATGCTGGTATTGCGGAGGCAAGCGGATGTGGTCTGAGTGTGGATTCTGCGTTAAAAGGAAAATAAAGAGATGACTAAGAAAAACCTAACAGACAAACAACAGAAGTTCATTGATGTTCTCTTTGATGAGGCTCAAGGTAACTTCGTTGAAGCTAAGAAGCTTGCTGGTTACAGCGAGAACGTGAGTACTACGTCCATTGTAGAGAGCCTGCAGGAAGAAATTGCAGCTAAGACTACGAAGTTCCTAGCCACTCACGGTGCTCGTGCTGCTTGGGCTATGATGCAGATCATGGATAACCCTACAGACTTAGGCAACAAAGAGAAAATGGCAGCGGCTAAGGACATCCTTGACCGTGCTGGACACAAAGCAGGGGACAAGTTGGAAGTGAAGGTGGACTCTCCACTATTTATTCTCCCCTCTAAGAACGATTAACCTTGACAAGTAGGTGAAAAATGGCTAGAATACAGAAAGAGTTCAAACTTCCTAAGCCAGTTGACACTGTTGATGGTTACGAGTGGCTCCCTGTAGTACGGGTTGGACGTGTTGTCCCATTCGGCTACAAGCAAGACGAAGAAGATAAGGATATCCTGCTCCCAATTCACGATGAGTTGGTTCTCTTGGAGAAAGCCAAGACTTTCTTAAAGCAGTACAGCTACAGAGACGTAGCGAACTGGCTCTCTGAGCAGAGTGGTAGACAAATCTCCCACGTTGGGTTAATGACAAGGGTTAAAAGTGACCAAAAGCGTAAAACAGAACTTACAAACCTCGGCTACCTCACCCAACGCTACAAAGAAGCAGCGGAAAAAGCCCGTAAGATCGAAGAATCCTACCTCGGTCGTCGAAGAGAAGCCGAAGACAGTACCAGCAACGGTTAAAGCACCTGAGTTTGACGTGGAGAAGGCCCAAGAGATTATCTTCGAGGCTACTCCAGGCCCACAGTCAGACTTCCTAGCCTCCTCAGAGCAAGAAGTGCTCTATGGTGGGGCTGCTGGTGGCGGTAAGAGCTACGCAATGGTAGCTGACCCTGTTCGTTACCTCAATAACCCTAAAGCTAACATGCTTTTGGTACGTAGATCGACTGAAGAGCTAAGAGAACTGATTGCAGTCTCCAAACAACTCTACCCTAGGCTATACCAGGAGCTAAGTTCCTTGAGAGGGACAAAACATGGGTTACACCTAGTGGTGCTACCCTCTGGATGTCTTATCTGGACCGTGATGACGACGTTACCCGTTACCAGGGGCAGGCATTCAACTGGATTGGCTTTGACGAGCTAACACAGTGGCCTTCACCCTACGCATGGGACTATATGCGCTCTCGTCTACGTACTGCTAAGGGTTCTGGCCTACCCCTTAACCAACGAGCTACGTCTAACCCTGGTGGACCAGGACATGCTTGGGTTAAGAAGATGTTTGTTGACCCAGCCCCAGCTAATGAAGCTTTTGATGCGATTGATCCAGAGACAGGCGATAAGATGGTCTGGCCTAAGTCCTCTAAGTTCGCTGTAGCTAACGATCTTGTCGGGAAGCCTATGCTTAAGCGTAAGTTTATCCCAGCCAACCTGTTTGACAACCCATACCTAGCTGAAGACGGTATGTACGAAGCTAACCTGCTCTCCCTACCTGAGCATCAACGCCGACAGCTACTTGAAGGTGACTGGGACATTGCAGAAGGCGCAGCCTTCCCTGAGTTCAACCGTAAGCACCACGTAGTAGAGCCATACGACATTCCAGACAACTGGATGAAGTTCAGAGCTTGTGACTACGGCTACAGTTCCTACTCCGGTGTAGTCTGGTTTGCTGTTGACCCCTCTGATGAGTCCTTGGTAGTCTACCGTGAGATGTATGTCTCTAAGGTTCTAGCTGAGGACCTAGCAGACATGGTTAAGGAAGCAGAGTACGGTGAACGCATTCGTTACGGTGTTCTAGACTCCTCCTTGTGGCATAAGCGCGGGGATACAGGACCTAGTATTGCTGAACGGATGATTTCCAAGGGATGTCGTTGGCGTCCTGCAGATAGAAGCAGAGGTTCCCGTGTCTCAGGAAAGAACGAAGTACACAGACGACTACAAGTGGACACAGATACCGAAGCACCACGAATGGTATTCTTCAACACGTGTAAGAAACTTATCGAACAACTACCAAGTATCCCACTTGATAAAAGAAACCCAGAAGACGTAGACACTAACTCTGAAGACCACCTCTACGATGCTCTTCGCTACGGTGTTATGACAAGACCTAGCAGCGGTATCTATAACAGCGACACTGGTACGTCAAGTGTACCAACCCCCTCAGACCCTGCGTTTGGCTATTAACTAATAAGGACTTCTCATGGAAGACTACGAAGACGAAACGAGTATGGACGAGATGAACATGAGTGCCCTTGAGGACACTGATGACGACGGGACCAACACAGACCCTAGTGCAGGTAACGTAGCCGCCTTTGTAACTTCTCGTTTCTCTCGTGCATCTACTGCACGTGACACTGAGGAGACACGCTGGCTACGGGCATACCGTAACTACCGTGGTATCTACGGGCCTGACGTACAGTTCACAGACACAGAGAAGTCTAAGATATTCGTTAAGGTAACTAAGACTAAAGTCAACGCTGCCTACGACCAGATCACTGATGTGCTTCTGGGTTCTTCTCGTTTCCCACTGAGCATCAACCCTACAGTACTTCCTGACGGTGTTGAGGAAACAGTACACTTCGAGACTAACGACCAGATCACCCAAGCTATGGAGGAGTTTGTTCCTCTCCAACCTGGTGAGACTACCTCTGACTTTGCTCGTCGCCTCGGTGGGCTACAGAAAGAACTAGAGCCTGTCAAGGACAAGCTTGTCTCCGGCCCAGGTACTGGTCCTACTCAGGTAAACTTCCACCCTGCAGAAGTAGCAGCTAAGAAGATGGAGAAGAAGATTCATGACCAGCTAGAAGAGTCTCGGGCTAAGAAGCACCTCCGTGCTGTAGCCTTTGAGTGTGCTCTGTTTGGCACCGGTGTCATGAAGGGCCCTTTCACAACCAACAAAGAATACCCTAACTGGGACGAGGAAGGTAACTACGATCCTACGATCAAGACTGTACCTAAAGTCTCTAACGTGTCCTTGTGGAACTTCTACCCAGACCCAGATGCATCCAACATGGAAGAAGCTGAGTGGGTTGTAGAACGTCACAAGATGTCTAAGCCACAGCTTCGTGCTCTTAAGAAACGCCCTTACTTCCGTGACCATGAAGTAGACCTTGCTATGGAGTATGGTCCTAACTACATGAAGGAAGACTGGGAACAGACTATGGAGGACGATGCCCAAGAGGTAACAACAGAACGCTACGAAGTCCTGGAGTTCTGGGGTAACGTAGACATGGAAGTCCTAGAGAACTACGACGTAGAGATTCCAGCAGAGCTTGCTGATGAAGACGAAGTAAGTGTTAACATCTGGGTATGCCATGACCGTGTACTCCGTTTGGTTATCAACCCGTTCACACCTACAGTCATTCCCTACTATGTTGTCCCTTATGAGCTTAACCCTTATAGCATGTTTGGTATCGGTATTGCCGAGAACATGGACGACACACAGACACTAATGAACGGCTTCATGCGTATGGCAGTGGACAACGCTGCACTCTCCGGTAACCTCGTATTCGAGATTGACGAGAACGCACTAGTCGATGGGCAGGACATGAAGATTTACCCAGGTAAAGTATTCCGTCGTCAGTCGGGTGCTCCTGGTCAGGCTATCTTCGGCACTAAGTTCCCTAACGTATCTAACGAGAACATGCAGATGTTTGACAAGGCACGTCAGTTGTCTGATGAGTCTACAGGCTTCCCCTCGTTTGCCCACGGGCAGACAGGTGTTAGCGGTGTAGGTCGTACAGCCTCTGGTATTTCTATGCTCATGTCTGCAGCCTCAGGTGGTATTCGTTCTGTCGTAAAGAACTTCGATGACTACCTGCTAGGGCCGATGGGCAAAGCTTTGTTCTCCTTCAACATGCAGTTCGACTTTGATCCAGAGATTCGTGGTGACCTTGAAGTTAAGGCCGCTGGTACAGAATCACTTATGGCTAACGAAGTACGTAGTCAACGTCTCATGCAGTTGCTTGGTATGGTACAGAACCCAGCCCTTGCTCCATTCGCTAAGCTTGACTATATCATCCGTGAGATTGCTAAGAGCCTTGACCTTGATCCAGATAAGGTTACTAACTCTATGCAACGTGCTGCTGTACAAGCAGAGATTCTCAAGGGTATGCAAGCACAGAACCCACAACCACCACAGGCTGGACCTGGAGGGGCACCAGGAGGTGTAGACCCAACAGGCGCTGGCGGTGGTACCATTGGCACAGGACAAGCTCCTGGCCCAGGTGCCCCAGGCTTCTCAGCTAACACAGGAGAAGGTGGAGAACCAGTATGAGCCTGAAGACCTTAGTCAATAACAAAGACCTTTATGACGACTTCCTTGAGGAGCTTGATCAACGTATCGTTCAGGAGCAACGTGGACTAGAACACGCTGTTGACGAGAAGATGATCTACCGTCACCAAGGAGCTATCCACATGCTCCGTAGACTGAAGCAGCTTAAGGACAAAGTAAATGGCTGAAGACTTAACTAATCAACAGATGATTGACATTGGTCTTATTCCTCGCGGTGATGACTACGGAAGAGCCGACATTAGAGAAGACCGCTTTGGTGATACTGCTGCTTGGGCAGCTAAGGATGCCTGGGAGTCAGCTAAGCAGAACTTCGCTAACCGTGGTACTGAGGAGGGTGTAGCTGGTTCTTTACCTGATGCTGACAGTGCTATCCTGAACAAGTTTGCTCAAGGTATTGGCTACGCCGCAGACATGGGTTTAGCTGGACTAGAGGCATCTGATGCAGCTTGGCGTTACTCTGTTGGTTTAGCCTCTGAACTTATACCCGGGTTAAACAACAATCAGGAGCGAAGGTTTACCCGTGACGTGTCTAGTATCCCTGACGCCTTCATGGGAAGCCCTACAGCGCTAGGTACAGGTGCTGGGGTACCCTCGGCGCTTGAAGCTCGACTTGGCTCTCAGATAGCAGGAGAACGAGTCCTAGACGCTATGCCTACAGACGCATACGACCCTAACCAGATGAACATGTTTGGTACCCGTGGTACGTCTGGTCGGGGTGTAGACCCTGATCGTTTACGCTCTGCGGTTGAGATGAAGAGACAAGGTGTTGACGATAGTATTATCTGGGAAGACACAGGCTTAGAGTGGAACCCTACTCTAAAGGACTGGGAGTTTGAAATAGACTCCTCAGGTCTTAAGTTTACAGACGATGCTTTGCAGAACCTAGGTGCTGACGGTGGTAATGAGGACAGTGCGTTCACAAGACTGTACCGTTCTGTTGATGAGCTAATCTCAGATGATCCTGGTACTAAAGCTAACCCGACTAAGATTGATTTCGGTGAGAGCTTAGGTCAGGTGTTTGACTTTGATGAACTATACTCAGAGTACCCTTTCCTAACAGACGCTAAGATTGTTATGCGGGATGGTTTCGGTGCATCCTACGATGCTGTTGATAACGTCGTTGAGATGGGTCTTGAGACCATGCGCAACAAAGAAACAATGGCTATTGATCCAGAGAACTTCAAGAGTATCCTTGTTCATGAACTGCAACATGGTATCCAGAGTGTAAACTCTATGGCACCAGGCGGCTCTAACAACAGGTGGATTATGCAGAATGATCCTGAGGTCCTTGCTCTAGCTCAGAGCGGGGACGTAGAGGCTGCAAGAGCACTGGCTTTTAATAAGTACCGTGCAGACCAAGGTGAGATTCAAGCCCGTGCTTCACAGATGCGTAGGGAGATGACAGAAGGTGAGCGTAGAGAAACACCACCTTCAGAAACTTACCGAATGGCTCTTGTAGAGCAGATGAGAAAATACCAGGTAGCCCCTGGGCAGAACATGCCTACAGCTAAACGCTGGCAAGACATGCCTAGAGATACAGAAGAACCAGGAAATATATTCCCAGGTGGTGAGGATGAATACTATAGGCGGTTAGAAGAAGGGTCACCAGCCTCTGCAGAAGGTGGTAGTGGTAACTCTGCTCTCTCTATGGAGGAAATACCTCAAGAACTACTAGACCATAACACTCAGGCTAGGACACGTAGAGGTTTGCTTGATAGAGATACTGTATCTGAGGCAGATAACATTCTTTACCGACCTGACCGTGGTTATCGTTTTATCGGTAGTGGTGGTTACGCAGACCTTATGGACAGTGGTGTCATCAGGGCTACTCAAGGGACAAAGAAGAGCTACGACCAACCTTACTTTATGACTGGTAAAAGTTCTGCTCGGTACGGTCATGGTGAGAGTGGTGATTACATGGTTGAGACTCCGCAAAGCTCTGATTGGCGCTTTGACACTAGTGGTGCTTACGCAAGACCAAGCAGAGAGTTAACCCTTGATGATCCTATCCGTGTATTTAAAAGGAATGAAGATGGTTCTTTCGAGGTGGTCTATGATAACATTGGGGACCAGGCCCTACTCCCAAGTGCGACTAGACAGGGTTTTGCCGAGGGTGGTCTAGTGGCTGAGGTATCTAACAACGCTATGGCAGACTACTTCAAGGCAGCGTCTGGCATGATGTCTGAAGAAGAGTTTACTGGTAAGCACAAGATGTCAACCAGAGCATTCGAGAACAAGTTTGAAGAACAGAATAACGTAGACATCTCTGGAGCGGAAAGCTTCACGGAGATTACAGGTACATCCAAAGGAGATAACATGCGTAAGCAGATGAGCTTTTTCAATGAAGGTGGCATGGCTGCACCTCGCCGTGACCCAGTGTCAGGTAACGAGATTCCACTAGGAAGTTCTGCTGAGAATGTCCGAGACGATGTTCCTGCTATGTTGTCTGAAGGTGAGTACGTTGTACCTGCTGATGTAGTACGTTTCTTTGGTGTTAACTTCTTCGAGCAGCTCCGTGACAAAGCCAAGGGTGATATGCAGGAGATGGTCGCTGATAATCGTGTCGGTGGTCAACAAGCACCACAACAAAGTGTGGACCCAGAGATGGTTCAAGCTGTAACACAGATGGCTGAAGGTGGTCTTATCGACTCCGGTAACATCAATCAGTTGATCGACAAGGTTGTTGAATCAGCTAAGACAAACCCAGAGCTTCAAGGTATCTTCCAGAAACGTGGTATCATGATGGCTGAAGGTGGTCTCGTAACTGGTGACCAACCCCAAGGCACATTCAACGCTGCTGATTGGCAGAACGTAGGTGGCTCTTATGGTGTAGGTAATGCTGGTGGCAATGGTGGCTTTGAGTACGTACCTTACACAGGCCCTAACGGTAACACCATGATGGTTCTACATATCAACGGTGCACCTGCTCAGACAATCCCTGAAGGTTTCACCTCGGCTAAAGCTAGCGCAGGTATCAGCCCTAATGCTGGTTCCGGTTCTTATACAGCACCAACACCTCAAGGTAACGATAAAGATCAGTCTATGAACGCTGCTCAACTCTACGCACAACAAGGCCCTGGTGGTCAAGGTGTGCCTATGGGTGAAGCTGGGGGTGCTCTTGCCAACTTCAACTCACCATTGGATGGTCTTGACTTTACGGACTCAGAGTCTGTTGTCGAACACTTCTCT